ATGGGCACGTATGTCGTCGACGAGACGTCCTATGACGGCAGTATTATCACGCTGACCTGCCTGGACAATATGTCGAAGTTTGACAGGCCATACACCTTTGACCAGCCGGGGGATCAGGAGCTTGTGTATCCTGCGACCCTTGGCGAGATAGTCCGTAACGCCTGCCATAACTGCGGAGTAACCCTTGCGAACAGCAGTCAGCAGTTCACAAGGTACAATTATGAAGTTGATGAGAAGCCTGACGGCGAATCGACCACATACCGGCAGGTGATCGCGTGGGCGGCACAGATCGCGTGCTCTTTCGCCAGATGTAATGCTGATGGGCAGCTGGAAATAAAGTGGTACAACACTTCGGCAATAGACGGCAGTGACGATGGTCTTGACGGAGGTACGTTCGATAATGGATCTCCGCAGTATTCAAGCGGTGATGTCGCTGACGGCGGAACGTTCAACCCTTGGGATGCCGGATATGTTTACGATGCCGGAGAGTTTTCCACGACCAGAACCGTTCACTATATCGGTTCGGACTATTCATCCAAGATTTCGACCGACAATGTAGTCATTACCGGCGTAAAAGTCCGAAAGAAACTGAAAGATGACTCTTCTGGGAACGGCTATGTCGAGTATACGAGCGGAACCGAAGGGTACATGGTTGGCATCGTGGACAACGACCTAATACAAGGCGAACACGGGCAGGATATCGCTGATGCGCTTGGGACTTCCCTGATTGGCCTATCGTTTAGAAAGGCAGACATCACGCATCCGAGTGACCCGACTATGGAAGCGGGTGACGTGGCCTTCTTCTGGGATCGAAAGGGACGTAAGTATCCCATTATTATCTCGTCTACAACATTTACAGCCGGAAACAGTCAGCACACGTTGTCTTCTGCCGAGACCCCGAAAAAGAATTCAATGCAAAGGTTTACGGCTGAGACACAGAACTACGTGGAGCTGCGCAAGCAGATGGCTGCTCAGAAGACTGCGTGGGAAGAGGCCGCTGCTGACCTGTCTGAACGCATAGACAATGCAAACGGCCTGTATGTAACGGAGGTTGTGGAGTCCGGGGCTACGAAGACCTACTACCACAATAAGCCCGTACTTGCCGAGTCAGACATCCGGATGCTGTTTTCCGATGTTGGCTTCACCTTGACCGCTGATAGCGGCCAGACATGGTACGGCATGACGGTTGATGGCACGATGATCGCGGCCATCATGAATACCATCGGCATAAATTTTGACTGGGGCACTGGCGGTACGCTGACTCTTGGTGGGCAGAATAACACAAATGGTTGGCTCAGGATTCTGAACGCATCAGGATCTCAGATAGGAAAGTGGGACAATACAGGCCTTACTGGTTCCGGTGCGTTGACGATGACGTATACCACAACGTCTCCACTGGGGAGCGGCACGAACCTTCAGCTGCAGTTTGGCGAGTTTTATTTCGCACCTGGAGGCAGCAGCGGGACTATAACAGACGAATTCGGGCTGGCCGGTCTATGTCTTTCACGGTCAGGTGCTACGTACAACAGACTGTACTTCATGAACTATGACTACACTAACCTTGGTCTGAACTACATCATAAGTAAAAACGCTTTGGTGATCAGAGCTGACAGTTACGGATCGACCACAGATCCATCCCCGTATCAGATGAACTTCATGGGGGACAGCCTACAGATGGTTGGAAGCCGAGGGAGCCTTCAGCTTAACTGGAGCCACATGACACTTGCCCACAACAACGGCGTGGTTGTCAATGGAGATCTTTCTGTTACGGGGGCAAAACCAAGGCTGGTCACGACAGATGACTACGGAAGACGATATCTGTATTGCTATGAGACGCCTTCGCCGCTCTTTGGAGACGTTGGTGAGGGAACGATAGCGGATGACGGCAAGTGCTACATTTACCTGGATCCCATCTTTGCAGAGACCATCAATACTCATCAGTATCAGGTTTTCCTTCAGAAGTACGGATCCGGTGACTGCTGGATATCCGAACGTCATCCTGGATATTTTGTCGTGGAGGGGACTCCGGGGCTGTCATTCGGATGGGAGCTCAAAGCGAAACAGTTTGATCTCGACCAGAAGAGACTCGATAAATACGAGGAACGTGTTGACACGACCAACGCAATAAACTATGGGGCGGAAGCCGCAGAGCATCTTTTAGAGCTGCGGAAAGAAAGAGAGGGTTCAGAAGAATGAAGGTAGTTACTTCAGTGACGGTATTCAACGATGCAGTCGGCAAGCGGATGTCTGCGACATACAGTGAAGTAGACGACGAGACCGGCAAGATCATATCCGACAACAAACGAATCGACAGGGTTGTTACAGACACATCGGCCAGACAGGCAGCGGATGCTTTGACGGCATACGCACAGGCTTTTGTTGACTCGCTGTGAACCAGGACGGAACGCAACCATACATGACCCTGACTGCCGAGAGCAGCAGTTATTATTCAAGATGGGAGGGATTCCCATATGGCAATTCAGAACCGGCGCGGGGCGTTTGCTTATTACGACCCCACAAAATTACTTCCAGGCGAATTTGCCGTGGTGCAGTCAGGAGACCCTTCAACGTCATCCGGCAAGGCGCTGTACATGGCTTTTTCGGCCGGGAATGTGCTCAGAATTATCAGTTATGAAGAGTTACAGGCGGCACTGAACGCCTTTACCTTTGACTGGGACGATATCACCGATAAACCGACACCCGACACGACCCTGACAGAGAGCGGCAACGCTGCCGATGCTGCGGCGACAGGTGCGGCGATTACGAACGTTGCGACATGCCTTGCGGCTGCTTACAATACATCGACGAGGTATGCGGTTGGCGACTTCTGTGTGCATGACAGGACGCTCTATCAGTGCAACACTGCTATCACGTCCGGCGAATCATGGACAGCCAGCCACTGGACAGCCGTCAAGGTTATGCCGCTCACGAAGCAGATGATCAGCGATGCGGTTACGGCGAAAGAGATCAGCTTTTCTGACGCAAATAGTGACGGCCATATCGTCATCACGAAAGGGGGTGCGTGACTTCGATGGATGCACAGCTCAAATTCACAGTCACGAACCAGCTGATCAAACGGACTGACAGCTTCCCCGTGGTGGCGAAGTCGCAGAATTATCTTTATGCACAGTTTACTTTTGAAACCGATGAGTGGGCGGGGTTGACGCATACGGCGCTCTTCCGGCTGGGAGAAACGTCCTACGCGGTGATGCTGGACGAGAACGAGACCTGTCTTGTACCGCATGAAGTCCTTGAAGAGCAGAACGGACATGTATACGTATCTGTCTTCGCAGGTGAGCGGATCACAGCAAACGAAGCGCAGTTTGTTGCTTACAAGTCAGGGTTCTCTGACGTTCCTGAGACCCCGGCTCCGCCGTCTCAGACAGTGTACGAGCAGCTTGTTGGCATGGTGGAAGACGTTGAGGCTGACGTGAGGGCTGAGAAGCTGACATTTTCTGATCCTGCGTCTAACGGCCATATTACGATCACGAAAGGCATTTAGGGAGGTGTGCGGTATGATTTCATTTGCGAGGTTTGAATACTCTACGAATGTTGATGGCCAGCCCGTCTATTACGGCGAAGGCGCATGCGTTTCGGCGGACACAAAGCCTGCCGGCATGGCAAATGGCTCCGTACTGGTTGAAATGGATACGGGAAAGGTCTACATGTATGATGCGGCAGGTGGTCAGTGGAGGGCGCTGGAATGATGAAATGGATCTGGTATCTTCTGGGGCTCACGAAAGGTACGCGGCATGTAGTGATTGACGGCTCCGGGTATTCGTACACCGATGCGAATCTCGACGGCCACATTGTTATTGCGGAAGGGGAGGGATAAGCCATGTCGAATATTCCATTGAAGTCGATCAAATTCCCGGGGCTGGGCGACACGTACACCGTACCGGTCGTTGACAACACGTTGAGTGTATCCGGCGCGGCGGCGGATGCGAAGAAGACGGGAGACGAGCTGACTGATTTAAAAGCTGATTTATATCAGAAGGACAACCTACAGGATGCGACGTTATGGGAAAATGGGGCATTAAATGTTGGAGATGGTAGCTCATATCAGATCGACACGCGCATAGTAACTAAAGACTGGACACCAGTAAGCAAAGGAAGCACACTGACGATCCTTAATTCATATAGATTTTCATATATCGTAAATTCTGAGCCAACAGTCGGAACGGCGTACAGGTTAGAATTTAAAACGTTAGGACAAATGGTTCAGACAGTGACTATTTCACATTCTGGATACCTCCGGGTTTCAATAGCACCGCCATCGGATACAGGGGTTGATGTTTCTATTCGTTCAAACCTTGATGCAAACATTTTATCATCAAAGTTTGATAAAGCTTCTGAAAACATCGAAAATCTTACTGATGAAATCGAAAAGACACAGAACGATGTAGAAACAACAAAAAGTAGGTTTGACGATGTAATAAAAACTAGCATCAATCTCATTGATACAGATAAGAATACGAATGACTATTATATTAACAAAAACACGGGCACAGTCGAAGTCACTGCCGGATGGGATGCCAGTGATTTTATTGCAATCAAACAAACAGAATACATTGCAATAGTTAAGGGTAACAACGGATGGGAGTATTCCCCAGTGATTTATATGGCTTTTTATGGCGCAAATAAACAATATACACACGGCATGTCAGTTGGTTCAAGTGCGCCGTATATGCAGGCTGTTTCAGGGGATGCGTATGCTAGAATTAGTTACGCAAGAGTTACCAATCCCGACATTATGTTTGGTACAAGGGAAGACCTCGAAGGATACATTGGTACAAGCAAAGATAGGGTGCTGACAGGAAATTATATAGAAGACGATTTGAATTATAAATCGCTTCCTGTTAGAATCATAATGCCGGATAAGGTCGTTGCATTAGTTGATGAGCAATTTGACATACATTATGACAACGTACTTTGTTATGGGAACATCAAAACGATTCCATATAAAGAGATGTTTGGATCATCATTTACATCCATGGAAAACATGGCGAGGGCGCAGGTGGCAACGGCAGGTGAAGGGAACAATAGCGTGAAATTATATTCAACCGTACCATTTGCGTTTACAGCTCCACAGATACCTAGCACAATTTTGACTAAAAAGTTTGTTTATAAAACAATCGAAAAAACAAGCGGAGCAGGGGCAACAAGGAATGTTTTGCTTATTGGCGATAGTACGACAGCGCCCGGAATTTATGCCAGAGAATTGAAAGCGTTGTTTGAAGCCGAAACAGAACCGATGAACATTAGGCTGTTAGGCACATTAGGCAATGGAGGCGCGGAGGTCGGCGTGGAAACTGGCTATCATGAAGGGCATGGCGGTTATAGTTGCAAGACATACTGCACGACAGCATATCATAACGGGTACAATAACCACTTTTACAATCCAACAACGCAGACATTTGATTTTAGTTACTACATGGCATATACAGGATTTACCAACATAGCAGATGTATTCATCGTTATGGGAATCAATGACGTGGCAGCCATGGAAGACTATGACGAGATGATGACTTATTTCAGACAGATGGTAACATCCATTAGGTCGGCTAATTCATTTGATGGACAGCCTGCAAGAGTCTTTATTGCCCTTTGCATTCCGCCTGCTGAATATGAATATTCGGACATGAATAACAACTCACAGAGAAGCAAAACACGAAGATTGTTATTACACGACCGCCTTATTGAAGAGTGGGGCAACAGGGAAAGTGAAGGCTTTTATATTGTGCCGTTAAATCTGAGCATTGATCCAGAACACGACTTCAAGACAGAGCAACGTGCAAGGTCATACAGGGATCAAACGATGGTAACGTACTGCACTGACAACGTACATCCTAGCACGATCGCATATAACAAAATGGCTGACAGAATACGGACATATATCAAATACGCAGAAATCTAACTAACATAAAGCAGACACGGTAATTCGGTGGCGGAATAGGTAAACGTATATCTTAATCAATGACGATTGATAAATACAAGATAGATGTTCATTCAGAACGACAAATGACGAATTGCGCATCATGCGAGGTGCAAATCCTCGCCCGAATTACTCGGTTAAAGCAGACTTTTATAGCGTATTAATACGCTATAATGCGCTATATTTTTAAAGGCGCACCAGAGAACCCTGATACGCCTTTTGTGTGGTCAGTAACCACGTTCAGTCAGCCAGACATCCAGTGCTTTCTGGACTACCCAAGACTTTGCACGTTCGTCATCAGTACAAAACTTTTCCAGACGATCATGCAAGGTATTGGGAATTGTCAGGTTAAGCTGGCGTGACCGTGACCCTTGCGGCGATCCGAGTGGCGGTCTGCCCCCGGAGCCTGTGCGTTTGGCGGTCATTGATGCTCACCTCCTACATTGCAGTATAGCATATACTGTAGGTGCGGTATATAGCGCAGAAATGCTGAAAGCCTTTATTTATAAGGGTTTGCGGTATTTACACAATATCACACATTATATTTGAACGCAGACTTTCAATCAGTCCGCCTGGTCCTTGACATGCGGCGCAAAGCATAATAGAATTTTGGACATAACACAATAAAAAGGAGCCGCGCTCGTGACTACCAATCTTTCGCGCGACTCCGCCATAACGGCGTGGTTATTTTACCATGCCTGCCTTTATATGTAAAGGGAGGTATTTTTATGTCCAAAAACAAAGATTACCGCATGTCTTTTATCAGGTCACTTGAAGCCGGTCTCGTTTCCATTCTGGACGAAGAGCAGCTGCATCAGGTAGTCGGTGTCGCTATCCGGGTCCTGAACGATTACGAGATCATGGAGCGCTGCACAGAGCTAGCCCCGCTGGATACCGCAAACGAAAAAACGCTCAAACGGTACTGTGCCTGCCTGTTTGTAGATGGCAAGTCCGAAAAAACAATTTACCAGTACCGCAGGGCCGTGCAGCGCCTGTCTGACTTCCTTAACAAACCTTTCACGGAAATGGGCGCATATGATATCCGCTACTACCTGGCGTGCGAAAAAGAGCGCGGCGTATCCAGCCGGTCGCTTGAGAACACCAGAGCGAATTTGTCAGCGTTCTTCCAATGGATGACAATTGAGGAAATCATTCCAAAGAACCCAATTGCTTCAATCAAACCAATCAAATACGTGGATGAAGTCAGGAAGCCTTTTTCTGACACGGAGATCGATCAGCTGCGCAGCGCATGCACTTCTCTGAAAGAGCGGGCGATCATTGAGGTTCTGTTGTCATCAGGCGTCCGTGTGTCGGAACTGTCTGAGATGGATACGGGGGATATCGACACCGAGGCGCTTACAGTCCATGTGCGGCACGGAAAGGGCGGCAAAGAACGTGTTACGCATATCACGCCGGTATGCGCCATGCATTTGAAACGCTATTTCAAGGATAGGCCGGAAGTGGGGGACGCGTTGTTTTACAATGGGAAACACGAAAGGCTTAAGCCTGGCGGGATCCGCTATATCCTGAATACACTTGCCGAAAAGACCGGCGTCAGCAACGTTCATCCGCATCGCTTCAGGCGGACGTTTGCGACCGGCCTTGCAAACCGGGGAATGGAGATCCAGGAAATCCAGAAACTTCTTGGTCACTCCGAAATCAATACGACGCTTGAGTATGTATGCGTAGACGATGAGAAGGTCAGATCATCGTACATGAAGTACATTGCCTAGACACAAATAATACAGTAGGAGAAAATGACATGGAGATTTTGACTTATTTTCTTTCGCATTGGGTAGAGTGGTTCTACGCGGGCTGCCTCGCGATTCTTGGAGTTGCATGGAAGCACATGATGAGCCGCCTGAAGGAAGAGCACAAGGAAAACGCGGCAATTGCGGAGGGGGTGCAGTCGCTTCTCCGTGAAAGCATCGTATCGAACTATAACCGATACTCAGACAAGGGCTTCTGCCCGATCTACGCGAAGGAATCAATCAAAAAAGTGTACCACGCCTATCATGACCTTGGCGGGAATGATGTGGCGACAGACCTGTACAACAAGCTGCTGCGGATGCCGACAGAGAAGGCGGCAGACAGGGAAACAGAAAGGGGTGCTGACAATGAGTAACAAAACATTTGACGTACTGAAATGGATCGCGCTGGTGTTTCTTCCGGCCCTAGCCGTGCTGTACGGCGCACTGGCTCCGGTCTGGGGGTGGCCGCATCCTGATGAGATAGTCTACACGATCACGGCGATTGACACCTTCCTGGGCGCGATCCTGGGGATCTCGACGATCAGCTACAATAAGAAGCTGGACGGCGGCACAGGAACATCTGAATAACTGTCAATGAGGGCTGTCATGCATCAGGCATGGCGGCCTGTTTTTGTATGGAGGGTTACGACATGAAGGTATTGATAGCAGCGGGTGTGGCGGGATTCCTTCTGTGGCTCCTGTCGGAATTTGCGGATGCTGTGGGCAATTATTGCGATGACGTGATGTGGAGGGATTGATATGGCAGTGACGATCAATAGTGTGACGAAGAAGGTCTGGCGATATCTGACGAAGACCGCGGGCATGACGGAGGCCGGAGCCGCGGGGATGATGGGGAATCTTTATGCAGAGTCCGGTGTCATGCCTGTCCGCCTTGAAACTTTATGCAAGCAGAGATACCGTGAAAGACTTGGAAAGATCTATACCGACGCGACCTATGCGGCATTTGTGGATGACGGGACGATCAGCAGGGCTGAGTTTCTGACTCCCATGGGCTTTCGCTACGGATGGGGACTTGCTCAGTGGACGACACCGTCACGCAAGGCCGGTCTGTACGATCTCTGCAGGAGCAAGAAGGTTTCCATCGGAGATGTTGAAACGCAGCTCGAATGGCTCCTGACAGAGCTGAAAACGACATACAAATCCGTGTACAAGACTCTGACAACGACAAACAGTATCCGCATTGCGTCCAACGACGTGCTGCTGAGGTTTGAAGCCCCGGCCGATACCGGCATGGGCGTGCAGGATACTCGGTATATTTACAGTAAACAGTATTACGATGTTTACGCAGGAACCGGGCAGCAGACCACGGACCAAACCGTGAAGGCCAGCTTCGGAACAACTGCCGAAGACATCATCTCGATCATGCAGGGGTGGATCGGATACAGCGAGGCGAACGGCGGGCATAAGCAGATCATTGATCTGTATAATTCACACAGGCCGCTTGCAAGGGGATATGCCGTCCAGTATTATGACGCCTGGTGCGATACAACGGTTTCGGCGGCGTTCATCAAGGCAAACGCTGTTGACCTGATCGGCAGCACGGAATGTGGCGTGGAAGAGCACATCAAGATCTTCCGGTCAAAGGGCATCTGGATCGAAGACGGCACGATCACTCCGAAGGCGGGCGATATCATCTGCTACAACTGGGATACAGGCACGCAGCCGAATGATGGCTATGCGGATCATATCGGTATCGTCGAGAAAGTGTCCGGCAACCAGATCACCGTCATTGAAGGCAACTGCGACGGAGCCGTGAAGAGACGGACCATCCCTGTCGGTTGGGGCTACATCAGAGGTTATGCCAGACCGAAGTATGCTGCTACCACGCAGAAGGCTCAGGAAGCCACAAAGAAAGCGGAGGCAGAGAAGAACATGCAGATAGCCCAGAAAGCCACAGAAAAGGCGGAGACGGCCACACAGGCGAAGCAGAAGCCCGCGGCATCTACCAGCGGGGCGCTGAACAAAACAGAGAAGTTTGTCGGCTTCGTGACGGCAGATTTGCTGAACGTCCGTTCCTGGGCAGGGACCGAAAACCCCAACATCAGGACATGGCCGCAGCTGGCCTACAGCAACCTGGTGTCTGTCTGCGATACCGTCAAGGCGAAGGACGGGACTGATTGGTACTATATCTACATTCAGCCGGGAGACTGTTACGGTTTTGTGTCGGCACAGTGGGTAAAGAAAATGTGATGCATAGAAAAAAAGGGAGAGGCCGAAGCGGCCGCTCCCCTTCCTGCTTTTTCCATCATTTTCTCCCGGAATTTCGTGTTGCATTTCGTGTTGCATAGTTGTTTAATATAGTGATAATGTTTTAATTATTTGATAATTTCAATGCGGAATCAAAGCCCTGAAAGTCGCATGGTTACTGGGAAATCTGGAAATTCGTGATAAATACGGGATTTCCTAAAAATTGGCCTGTGCAGGTTCGAGTCCTGTTGCCCGCATCGCAAAGACCTCGTATCTACGGGGTTTTTACTTTTCGTGTTGCATTCTGTGTTGCATAGCCGTAAAATAATCATTCGTCACCTTTGTCATCTTCATCGCCTGCTCATCCATAACATGTCTGTAAACATTTTTTAACACTCCGTCATTTGCCCAACCCCCGCGGTTCATAATGTACGCGTCCGGCACGCCGATAGCATGCTGTATGCTGGCTGAGTAATGCCGCAGATCGTGGAAACGGAAATGAGGGAGTCCAGCCTTTCTGAGGGCGCTGTCAAACTGATCTGTCAGCTGTTGCGGATACAGCTCTGTAATCCGGCCTTTCCGGATCCCCTTCCACTTCTCCGATACAAATTCCGGAAATTCAATATACCGGTCGCCAGCGTAAGACTTTGGCGGCTTAATTACCCATTCCCTGTTGTCGTTTAAGACCATGTTCTCACAAACGTGCACGATGTTCTCCCGAATGTTCTCCGTGCGCAGCGCACAGATTTCTCCGCGCCTCATCGGGCCGAAGGCGGCAAGCAGTACGGGCAGTTCCAGTACCGTATCCCGGACACTGTCCACAAGCGTGCTCACGTCCGATTCTGTGGGCACGTAGATCTTTGGTGGGACTTTCTTCGGCAGAAGCGTCCTGAGGGCAAAATCAGGCCGGTACGCAGCGAAAACGGCACTGATGAGGCCATGCACGTTCTTGACAGACTTTGGTGCAAGCGACCTGGACAGCTCATTGACCTGCTGCTGAACGTCCCGCTGCGTGATTTCATCGATGTGCTTGTCCTCCAGAGGACCCAGATACCTCCGCCTCGTCCCCTTGTATTCCCTCACTGTTGCCGGGGAAAGCACGGAAGAGCGCTGATCGATGTACTGGTCTACAGCCTCGCCAAATGTAATATCTGCTTTGGCATAATGCCTGTGGTCGGAAGCGCAGTATCTTGCCGCCTGCAGTTCAGCCTGTCGCTTCGTTGCTGCTGTAAATGACTTGTAGTGTCTTTTGCCGGAGCTGTCTGTGTAGTCATAAGCCAGAACGCGCCAGCTCCCTGACTTGAGTTTCTTCGCTGTTGCCATGATGTGTTCTCCTTCTTATTTTCTGTTTGCAACAGCTCCCGGAGAATGATAGAATAGCCTTGTCATAACCTATTCTCAGGGAAGTTCCCCGGGAGCAGCCGTTCGGTGTATTGGCGTACATCGGGCGGCTTTTTTGTTGCGGGATTCGGGCGGCTGGGATGTTTTTATGGTGTTTCTATAGCATTTCTATAGCATTGGTATAGCATTTGCTATACTCAGTTGTCCTGCGGCTCCTTCAGCATAACGAAGGCCATGAAGCACAGCGTGATCTGAACGACAAAGTATTTCCATCTCATCAGGAAGAAGAGAACTGCGAGAATGTTCGTGATTGCTGAAAACAGCGCATATTCGCGTTTTCTCGTTGTTTTTGATACGATCGCAAAGATCATTCCCAGAGCCGCACAGACAAGATGCGGCACGAACAGGCTTACAGCGATGGCGTTGAGCGCGATCGACTCCGCATCACCCCATCCCAGGTCTTTGATCGTTCCATACATAAGGAGCAGATAGCACAGTGACAGGGCGAAAGCCACCGTCAGCATGATCGAAGGGATCTTCGGCATTGCATTGTCCTGGGCGTTTGCGGAGCTCGTGCCGCTCTTCACTTCTTTGTCCGTTGTTCTTGTCTCTTCCTGTGTTGCTTCCCTTAGTTCATGCCCGCATACCGGACATGTCTGCAGCGCATCCTGTACTTCCGTGTTGCAAAACGGGCAGTTAATGAGTGCCATTTAGATCAACTCCTTCCTTTGTATCCTTAGGTTTGGTTCGAAGAATATGATATATCCTTTATATTCTGTTTTGATTCCATATATCTCACGAAATCGTGAAACTGCTTCTCGCAGGTATTGTACAGTGCATTCAAGCCGGTCGGCTGCTTCGTACTCATCCTGGCATCCGGCCTTGCAGGCGTCGACGATGCCATCGAGTCCGATCATAAGACCGTAACCGTATGTCCGGGCCTTTACTTCTTGTTTCCAGTTGTTTGGATTGGTGTAGTCCAATATATCTCCGACAGAGGTCGCGGCGTGACCGATCTCTTCGGCCAGAACACCGGCTTTCTCTTGAGAAGTATCAATGGTTTGTCTGATCGTGATCTTTTCGTCAATAATTAACCCGTCATAATAAAGTAAATCTTTCTCTCTAACTATAAGATTGTTTTTGTCTGCAAGAGATAATAATTGTTCGTATTTCCGCATAGCCAGTCCCTCCATCTTTCATAAAACCCCGCATATCTATCATAATGATGAAGGTGTTAAATAATTTGCACAGGTTATTTTTTGGCGATATCGATATCTCGTTCTATCCCCATTCCTTCACTTACAGCTGCGTCCGCTCTCTTGTGTGCCGCCATGACGGCGATTTGTGCGTCAAACAGTTTGTCAGTAACTTCACCCACCTCGGCCTTATTGGCATCTGACAGCTGATCGTATTTTGCAAGATGCTTCCGGCTCTCTGGCTTAAGAAGAGGCGTCGGCTCAGGATCATCATCTGCTTCTGTTACAACGCAAATAGCTGTGTATTGAGTTCTCGCAATCATCGATCTGTATTCATCCATTGTAAATGAATGCGACTGATTATCTTTTGTGACTACATAGCGCAAATCATTCAAAAGACACTTTTCGCACATGCGGCCTGGATCACTGGAATCCGGGATAGCCCACCAAGGTGTTCCATCTATCTCACCCCTTGAAAGGCATTCCTCGCACGGCTTCCCTTCTGCGGGATTGTCGAATTCTACTTCATATCCTTCAAGCCGAAGATGTCCTTCAAAAAGTTGCTGTGCCATGTACTCGTAGGAAATATCTTCTGTGCCTCGATAAAGACGTTCGAGTGGTATGCCAAAATAGTCGGCTATAAGTAATCCATTTTCGGGACTAATGGGATTTCCTCTTTTTTTCCAATTCGAAATTGTCGATTGCGCTATGCCAGTCGCTTTGCAGACTTCCGCAGTAGTCACACCCATTTCTTCTAACAGCTTCAGAAAAATATCATACATAAAATCACCTCGAAAATTGTGCATCATTCACAAACTTCCAAAAAGTGAAATAAGTATATTGACTACCAAATTGTGAAGTGTTAATATCATCTCAGTTGATGGCTTCACAGATTGGAAATAATATAATTCTCATTTACACTGGGGAAGTTGTGTAATTAAACAATATCACAAATGTGAAGTTATCGCAACATGAAATTCAAATGTTGGGAGGTGAAATAATGTACGAAAAATTTGCTGAACTTTTGGAGAGAACTCACAAAACGACAAGTCAGGTATCTCGTGATACCGGGATAGCAGAAAACATCTTCTCTTATTGGAAGTCCGGCAGAAGCAAACCAAAAGTCGATAAACTGCTGATACTCGCCAGGTATTTCGACGTTCCACTTGAGACATTTGTTGAGGGGGCGCAGAAAAATGAGAATGGAGGTAATTCATGAGTGAACTGAAGGTATTCAGCAATGCGGAATTTGGCTCTGTCCGAAGTCTTACGGTAAATGGTGAGCCGTATTTTGTCGGGAAGGATGTCGCATCGATCTTAGGATATAAAGATACTTCCGATGCAATGAAGAGGCACGTTGACGAAGAGGATAAGCTGACCCGGTGTTTCACCGACTCAGGTCAGAACCGCGAGATGTACATCATCAACGAATCCGGTCTGTACAGTCTGATCCTTTCCAGCAAGCTCCCATCCGCAAAACGCTTCAAGCGGTGGGTGACTTCAGAAGTCCTTCCGGCGATCAGGAAGACTGGTGGGTACATAGAAGGACAGGACGAGTTGTCTGACGAACAGCTTCTGGCGAAAGCCTTGTTAGTGGCGCAGAAAACAATTGAGAACCGGAACCATGAGATTGAACGGATGCGCCCGAAGGAGATCTTTGCCGATGCGGTTGAGACAAGCCACACGTCGATCTTGATCGGTGATCTTGCGAAAATTCTTTGTGGGAACGGCATCAACATTGGTCAGAAACGGCTGTTCGACTGGATGCGCGAAAACGGATATCTGATCAAAGGAAACCGTTCAGACAGGAACATGCCGACACAGAGAGCCATGGAGATGAAACTCTTCGAGATAAAAGAACGGAGCGTCCTAAATCCTGACGGCTCAATCAAAATAACGAAAACGCCAAAGGTGACTGGCAAAGGCCAACAGTATTTCGTAAACAAGTTTCTGGCAAACAGTCAAAAGTAGGCCGGCGGGAAATTGGGGATAGGAGGTAAAGCATATGTCACTCGAAGCACTTAGGAACGAAATCGACAATTTGAGAGCCCGTTTCGGGCATGCCATCTGTACGGACCTGAAGGTGTCAGGGGATATCGCGAGTTATGTTTTCGACCCGCTTGACAGAGCTGGCGGATATACCGTGGAGGTCGACCTGACATCAGGCCAGCGCCGCAACTGTGGTTTCGGTCCGGGATGTTTCTGGACGGACTGGCGGTGATTGTGATGCCGAGGGTAAAACCACTGATCCGTCCGGATCCGAGGGCGACGGCAGTGAGCGGGGAGATAAGCGAACTGATGAACCGGAACGGGATCACGAAAAAAGACCTGTCCAGGCGGACAGGCATTGAGTACCAGCGCCTGTGCCGGATGCTTAGAGACATCGGAACTTTGACGATGGCGGAGTACTGGCTGATCCAGGATACTATGGGGGAGCAACAGTAAACAAGGAGGGGACTAATGTCAAAGAGAGAGCTGGCTGCAAGCACAGCCATCAGTACGGTGTTGTACTTCACTTTGCCGCAATATTTAACGCGGTTGCAGCTGCTGGCCATCATCGCAACGGTGTTCGTGTCGGTAAGAACAATTGCCTGGATGGTGGATGACTTGCGGCAGAAGCGCCGGGAAACGAATTACACCTGTCAGGAGCTTCGGAGACCGGCAAAGACAATATTGTTTCATGGTGTTGGCTCTGAGTGGCCAATGCTGGATGAAGAAGGAAAGATCATAAGGGGGTAAAGAGAGATGGAAAGCAAAAGAAAAACGCCTTGACAGTTTGACAGACCAGACAAGGCGCAGATCGAAAAATAAGGCAGGTTGTGCCCTGCCTTCATATTACAACAAAGTTTCACGATTTTCAAGATGAAGGAGAAACATATGAAACACATCAAACTAGAAAGCCTGACAGTCCAGAACTTCAAGGGGCTGAAAGAAACCACCATAAACTTCGTGGAGTCAACCAACATCTGCGGAGCCAATGCCACCGGCAAGACAAGCCTGCTGGATGCGTTTATGTGGATGCTGTTCGGGAAGGACAGCCAGAGGCGGTCGGACTTCCAGATCAGGCCGGTCGATCAGGCCGGGGCAATGATCGATGGAATCGAGATCTCCGTGGAAGCCGGGCTGACCATCTCCGATGACGAGACGGAAGAGACTGAAGATCTCACCATCAAGAAAACCCAGAAGCAGAACTGGGTGAAGAAGCGTGGTTCGGATGCCCCGACGTTCCAGGGAAACACGAATAGTTATGAGATCAATGGCTACCCGGCCACCCAGAAAGAGTTCGATGCAAAAATTGCATCGATCATTGACGAGAGCCTGTTCAGGCTTCTGACGAATCCGAAGACGTTCGCGGCGATGAAGTGGCAGGAGCAGAGGGAAATTCTGCTGCGGTTTGTCAGTGAGATCACGGACGCAGATGTGCTGGCAACAGACGAAGCCAAGTACATGCCGATCAAAGAAGCCGTTCTGGCTGCCGGGGCTGAGAAAGCAAAAGAGAAGGCTGCTATCACTCTCCGCAAGTTAAAGGAGGAGCAGAAGGCATTCCCTGTCAGAATCGACGAGGCCATGAAGTCGGTTGTGCAGGGACTGGATGCGGATGATGTAGGAGCACGGAAAGCAGATCTGGATGAGCAGCTGAAGGCCGTCCTGAATGAGCGTGACAGCCTGAATGAGGCCATGAAGTCCGTCAGTGATATTCAGACTGAGATGATGAAGGTCCGGGTCTCTATGGCTGAGATGGAAAGCGCAGAGACAACAAAGTTGTTGGCGGCAAGGCGCATCAAGCAGAAGGCGTACGATGATGCGGCGTCTGAGTGTCGAGGTATCGCCGATGACTGTAACCGGAAGATAATCCGGGCGGATGCCCTGAAGGCGAATATTGAGGCTGACGAAAAAGCCATCAGGGAGGCCATGGCTGAATGGAAGGCCGCGAAGACCAGGACGATGGCAGAGGATGAGACGGTGTGTCCGAATTGCGGCAGACCGTACGAACCCGACAGGATCGATGAGATCAGAGCGGAATTTGAAAAGCGCAAGAAGGCCGACATGGACAAGATAACGGTCAGGGGTAAAGCGCTCAGAGCCGGAGTCGATGAAGCAAAGGCGAAGTTGGAAACACTGGAAACTGAGGTCTCTGAACTGAAGGAGCGTTACCGGAGCCAGATGGCTCATGCCGAGGACTTGAAAGCTGAACTCGCTGACATGCCGGTCGCAGTCAACATGCATGGCGTTCCTGCATGGCAGGAGGCTGATAGAGAGCTGAACGAGCTGCAGGCGAAACTCTCTTCCATGGGTGATGAAGAAGCCCGTAAACGGGAGCTGACGGAGCGAGAAGCGGTGATCCGCACAGCCATGAAAACGGTAGAAGCGGACGTTGCAAGGCTGGAAGCAAATGCGAGGGCAGAAGCCAGAGTGGAAGAACTGCGCGAAGGCCTGTCTGAATGCGCCCAGAAGGTTGCCGATCAGGAGCAGGTGCTGTACTTGGTCGAAGAGCTGATCAAGGCCAAGATGGACATGTTGTCGGATCTGATCAACAGTAAGTTCTCACATGTCCGTTTCCGCCTGTTTGACCGGCAGATCAACGGAGCCGTGAAAGAGACCTGTGTTATGCAGATCGCTTCGAACGGCAGCTACGTTGACTACCAGAACGCCAACAACGCAGCACAGATCCAAGGCGGCCTGGACGTGATCGATGCCCTGTCAAGGCTGTATTCGATCGACGCACCGATCTGGATCGACAACCGCGAGTCTGTAACGGAGATCCCGGACATGGATGCGCAGATCATCAATTTGATCGTCAGCCCGGAAGACAAGGCACTCAGGGTTGAATAGAAATAAGCATTGAGGAAAAGGAGGAAATGCAATTATGGCAAATAATGCACTGACAACAGCCCCGAAGCAGCAGACGGGCATCGCCACATATCTTGGTGGAGACGCTGTCCGGAAGAATATCGCCGGGGTGATCGGAAAAGAAAATGTGACGCGATTCGTGTCGTCTGTGGTGTCAGCAGTTCAGGCGAATCCGCAGCTTGCGAAGTGCACGAACGCTTCCATCCTGTCGGCGGCACTGCAGGGTGAAGCACTGCGGCTTGCACCGTCACCGCAGCTTGGCATGTTCTACATGACCCCGTACAAGACCAAAAAGAAAGTCGGGGATCGTCTGGTTGATGTAGAAGAAGCGCAGTTTTCCATCGGCTACAAAGGCATGATCCAGCTGGCGATCAGGTCGGGACAGTACAAGACCATTGTGGTTTCCGAAGTCAAGGAAGGCGAGATCAGCTACGATCCGATCACGGAAGAGATCGAAACGCATCCCATCATGGACCCGGCTGTCCGGGAGAGCGCAAACACAATCGGGTACTACGCCTACTTCCGACTGCTTGGCGGTTTCGAAAAGCGCATCTATCAGTCGCGGGAAACGATCGAAGCACACGCGAAGAGATACAGCAAGAGCTACAGATATGACCTTGCGAACAACAAGAAGTCATCTCCCTGGACGACAAACTTCGATGCGATGGCGAAGAAGACGCTGCTTCGGATGCTGCTGAAGTGGGGGCCGTCATCAGTGGAAATGCAGCAGGCCTACACAAACGACATGGCTGTAATCGATGATGACGGGCAGGCAAGATACGTGGATAACGACCAGAATCTGGAAGCGACCGTACAGGAAGAGATCGCGATCAATGCCAACACGGTGGACTTTGACGAGACCGAAGTGATCGAAGCGGAAGTGGTGGAAGCGAAACCCGCGCCTGCAAAGGAACAGACCAAAGAACCCGTCAAGAAGCCTGCTGCGGATCCGGTCAGAGATCCTGCCAAGAAGTCAACGGCGAAGGCCAAGAAGGACCTGAAGCCTGAACCGCGGCCTGAACCGCAGGAGCAGCCAGTCAACCAGCAGGAAGAGCCGGCGCCGTCCGTGATCGATATTCCTGAAGGCGATCTTGACGAAGAGCCGGACTGGGGGGTCTGATGGGAAGGTTCAGCATCGGGTCGTTGGCTGAAGCGGCTGCCGAGATGGAAAAAGGCGTGATGGACTTCACGAAAGACGGTCAGTGCTCCGGCTGTGGAAGTTGTTGCAGCAATTTTCTTCCGCTCAGCCGTGGTGAGATCAGGGACATTCGAAGGTATGTCGAGAAGCATCATATCAAAGAGCATGTCCATTCAGGTGCACCGCTGAGTGAGCCTTTGTGGGATCTGACCTGTCCGTTCCTGGATATCTCAAAGCCGACCAACCGATGCACCATTTACAGCCACAGACCCTATATCTGCCGGGCGTTCATGTGCAACCGGCCACCAGAGGAAACGACGAGACAGAAATGGGAGTTCCTGCGGCAGCATGATCCAGTCGACATGAGAGCGACATTCTTCGGGAAGGCGTGAGCACAGAAAAAGGAGTGGGGAAAATGAGAATCGTAAGCAGTGAAGGCCAGTTCGATGTGCCATATAGCGAGGTCCTTGTCTGGTACAAGATAGGCATGGATCCGGAAGACCCAGTCATCATCTGCGCATCTCCGATAAGTGATATCAACAATGACATCGAGCTTGCGTCGTACAGCAGTAAATACAAGGCCGTTTCTGAACTGAACCGCCTGCGGGACACAGCGATCAAAGGAGCCCCGATGTTCCGGTTCAAGCGGGATGAAGAGATATGAGCGGCATGAAGCTGATCTGCTGTGGGTCTGGGTCCACCGGGAACACATACATTCTGACAAACGGCGATGAGGCCATGGTGCTTGACTGTGGTATCCGGTTTTTAGAAGTCAAGAAGGCACTCAATTTCAATATACGGCCAATCATCGGGGCAGTTGTTTCCCATGTACATGGAGACCATCACGCATACGCCCACGAATATGAAGCTGCCGGGATACCTGTATGGAGGCCGTACACGGCGGAAAGCCTGCGGCAGGATAAGGCGGTTGGCGGCTTCAGAGTGCAGAGTTTCGGACTGGTGCATGACGTGCCATGCTGCGGGTTTCTGGTAGGGCACAGAGACCTTGGGAAGCTGGTGTACATCACGGATACAGAGTATGTGCGGTATCGTTTCAAAGGCCTGAATACCATCCTGATAGAGGCCAACTATGACGAGCGGTACATCGATACCACGCAGGCCAAGACACGACATGTCCTGACCGGGCATCAAAGCCTGCAGACAGCCATGAAGTTTATTGAAGCTAATGCATCCGACTGTCTGAACCATGTCATTCTGTGCCACCTGTCCCAGTCAGGGAGCGCATCTCCGAAGGAATTCCTGGAAGCTGTGAAAGAGATCGTTCCCGCCGGATGCACGGTGGATATTGCTGAGAAAGGTCTGGTGTCGGACCTGAGCGATACACCGTTTTGAAGGCATGGAACAAATAAAGGAGGTATCACATGAAGATATATAGCAAGTGTCCGATCTGTCAGAAAGAGCAGATGGTTGACTTGTCGGAAAATGAGTACAAGCGATACCTGCAGTTCAGTAAGGGTGTCGGAAACATTCAGGACCTGTTACCGGAGCTGTCGGCAAGTCAGCGTGAAGCATTGATCTCCGGGATCTGCCCGGAATGCTGGGAAACACTGAAAGAAGATATAGAAGAGGAAGGCGAACAATATGAATAAGGTAATTTTGATGGGGAGACTGACAAGAGACCCGAATGTGAGACTCTCTTCGGGCGAGAATCCGATGTCGATCGCAAGGTACACTCTGGCGGTTGACAGAAGGGTCAAACGAGATGGAGATCAGGGTGCAGACTTTATCAGCTGCGTAGCGTTCGGGAAAGCAGCAGACTTTGCTGATAAGTATCTCAAACAGGGAACCAAGATGGTTGTTTGTGGCAGGATCCAGACCGGCAGCTACACAAATAAGGACGGCATGAAGGTCTACACAACCGATGTGGTTGTGGAAGAACAGGACTTCGCTGAAAGCAAGAGACAGAGCGGCGACAGTCAGAGCCAGGGGACAGGCCAGCAGAGCAACTATGCGGCCGCAGCCAGCAGCTCCCCGGACACCTTTGTAAACGTTCCTGACGATACGCTGGACGAAGAGCTGCCGTTCCAGTAAGCGGGTCTTCAATTAGCAAAATGAAACGAAGTAAAAAGGGGTGATCTATGTGGGAGACTTATACGATGGAGCCGAGAAGCCGTCCGTGGTGATCCAGAACTTCCTTGACTGGCTGACCGAGACGAAGCACAAGCAGGAAGAGTACTGGAAGCAGGTCGAAGAAGAAGACCGGCGCGTTCAGGACTTCCTGCATGAATTTGAGTTTGAGGGCAGCCGGAGCAGGCGGTCTCCGATCGGAACCAGGCTGCACATGAGCCGGGTGAAGCGCAGGCAGGCGAAAGACCGGGCAAGCCTTTATAAGCCGGTCAAGGACTTTGTGGACGATGCGACGAATCGGGGATACATCAAACGGCTCAAGAAACTGCAGGGGGATCTGAAGGCACAGGAAGCGTTTCTGGAGTCGGAGAGGGTGTATAAGCCGAGAGCAGGAGAGCCAGATGATGGCTAAAGGGAGAGAAAAGCATGAGCGAAACAATCAAGATATACAGGGTCGAGGATCCTGTTGGGCAGCATGAACTTTGGCGGGGCTTTGACGGGAGCATCAACCCCGTGTTTTCAAAGCTGACGGTTGGCAAATGCAAGGACATGCCGATGGACGATTCTGACTTTTACAGACGTAACGGCAAGCAGTGGTTCTCTGCTACGGATGCACCGGAAAAGCTGAAAGCATGGTTCGATGTCATAGATATCATCGAAATGGAGAAACTTGGATACGGGGTGTTCGAATTTGAAGTGACAAATATTGATGTCGTGAGTCCATTTGAGGTTGTATTCACCAGGGATTCAATCGTGAATGTCCAAAAGGTAGCTTCTGGTGGTATTTGGGAAAATTATTCCGAGAATGGGGTAATTGCCAAATGAGCATCAGCCGTGAAACCCAAACAAAGATCGTTCGATACATCGGGCAATTCCTGGTTGACCATGCGGATGAACTTCTCGCAGTAGAATACTCAGATCTGTCGAACAGCGATATTTGTATACGCTTGAAGAGGAGGAATGAGGCATATGAAAGTCAAAGAAGAAAACAGGGAAGCATACAACAGATTCGTGGAAGTGAATAGCACGGATAGCTACTCCCATGGCGTTGTCAAATACATGCACTGGTGGGCCGATCTGATGGAGGTCGAAATGGCGCAGGGTAAGAAGCTGATAGATATAGCAGAGCGAACATCCCACGAAGCAGACAAGGAAGGCATCACCGGTTTCATGTATGGATGCGCTGTGAGTGCACTCTCGAAATATTGGGAGCATGGTGAAGAACTGCGGCAATGGCACAACGGCAAGTACCGACACCATGGTGACGGAGTGGTCAATCCGGCGATCTTGACCATTCGCAAGACGTGACAGCGGGGGATTAGCATATGGGGTTTGTGTACAAGTATGTGAATGTGGATAAGGACGAAATAATCTACATAGGGAAGACGAAGAACTTGAATGCACGAATAATGGCTCACGGAATTCCAGGAGACAATATCGACGAGATGTACTGGGACGAGATCAACAAGTGCGATGTTTTTGTGATGGCAATAGACGGAGATCTCGCAACAGACTTTATGGAAACGGTTCTCATCAATAAATATAAGCCAAAGTGCAATAAGGGAAAATACATATTCAATTATGCCGAGCTTGGCGTGGAATACCATGACCACGATGAATACTGGGTTAAATACGAAGAGAACCATTTCCATATAAGTTCTGGGTATCAAACAAATGCGTCTTATAAGCGTATGCAGAAAGAATTGGTTGATGCCAGACAAAAGTACAAAGAACTTTTGAACAGGTACAACGACCTTAGAGACAAATATGAGCTACTGACGGTCGACGACGCTGCTTCTCGCGTTATGGCTTCCACGTCATCGGCGACAGGCCGCGATGGATCATACATTTTCCTGAACCGTGAAGGTTATCGGCACCAGGTAACGATCGACTTAGAAAACATTATGCGCGACATCGAGATGGAGCTGTATGGAGCAAGACCGAATAGCGACATTGAAGTATGGCAAATAGAGGGCGGTAAAAAATGTTTTCATCGGTTAGTTAAACAAACTAGGGAAATGATGGGGATCGAGTACCTGGTGCTCAATGACAACAAATGGTAACAAGAAATGAACAACTATGTTTATAAGTATGTACTGAATGGAGAAATCATCTACATAGGCAAAACACGGGATCTCAAAACCAGAATTTCGACACACGGGCATGCTGGAGACAATATCGAAAAGCAGTTCTGGGAGGAGATCAACGCTGCGGAAGTGTACTACATGAAGTTCCCAAATGGATACATGTCCGATATGGCCGAAACGATACTGATAAACAAGCATAAACCAAAATGTAACAAGGCAAAGCTCATTGATGGTTTCGATCGTCTCCGCATAAACATGTCCGAACATGACGAAGACTGGATTCCGTACAGGCTGAAGCATAAGCCAACATCAGAGCCGGTGTCCGTAAACCGTTACAACGATCTCCTAAAGAAATATGAGAAACTAGAACAGCAATACAAAAGAGACGAAAAGAAAACGGAAGAGATGGATCTTGTGACCAGTAGAGCGCTTTGTATTGTTGCCAACCTAAGAAAGACTATCGGAAGTATCGAACGTATGAGGGACTCGGCTAGAGCAGATGTCGATAGGTACGTAAAGGGGTCAAAAAAAGCGGAGGCGAAGGGCAAAGCTCATGGTTTAGATATTGCCTTGGACATCATAGAAGGCGACATTGGAAATCTTGACTACAAATGGGTTGTTGGTGAAAGCGATGACCTGGTCTCAGTTGATGACTATGGAATACAAATTTTCAGGGAAGGGAAACGCGTATTTGCGGTGATCTAAACGGATAACTGCGGTTGACGAGACCCAAAAGAAGAAAGAGAGGTGCAACGATGACGCCGAAGCACATGAAAGACTTTTTCCCAACACTATACGTCCAGTATCCTGACGGGCATTATGAGCCAATCGGGGAAATATCGGATATAAATGTGGAGCCGGCCGACTACTCCCAGCAGTTATACCATGACGATTCTAGGTATTCTGACCACTTCTCAATGCAGTCAGAAATGACAATTTATTTCAAATGGGATGCGGATGCTAAGACAGAATATCTTCTGGTCTACGGGAAAATGCCTTCCAATAACTGGCTGAAGATGCATGGATATCAGATGCAGAGGAAAAGGAAGATAAGAAAGCTAAGAAAGCCAAGAAAGCCGAGGTGATACGCCATATCTAAAAATGAAACCATCATCGTGGACACAAGAGAGAAACCGAGGGCCATCAAGAAGATCCTGGCTTACTTCGATCAAACCGGAATCCAGCACATCTCAAGCAAGCTGTACGTTGGCGACTATCAGCTCCTGTCAAACGGGCTGCGGGTGGTCGACCGGAAACAGAGCCTGTCAGAGGTGGCATCCAACCTGATCCAGCAGCATGAGCGGTTCCGCGATGAAGCCACAAGGGCGATGGAAGCCGGAATCGAGCTGATCATCCTGGTGGAAGACGGGCGGTCGATCAAGTGTATCGATGACGTAAAGGGATGGATCAATCCACGGCGGTATAAATACTGTCAGGATCACAGGATATCCCTGAAAGGAGACGTTGAGGCCAGTATCGCCGAGTATATGTCGCGTGGCGGGGCGAAACAGCCCACGCCCGGTCCGCAGCTGTACAAGACGATGTGCACCATGGCTGAGCGGTATCGCATCCGGTGGGAATTCTGCGAGAAGGCCGACACCGGGAAAAGAATTGTCGAGCTACTGACAGAAGGAAGGTAACGGGAGATGTTGCGGGATGATGAAGTTGAGATGGTAAAGGACTCAGTCAGCATGAAGGATCTGGCTATGGCTTACGGCTTGAAAGTCAACCGGTCAGGGTTCATCAGCTGTCCGTTCCATGGTCACGACAAGAACCCGTCCATGAAGGTGTATGACGGCAGGCGCGGCTTCTACTGCTTCACCTGCCATGCCGGCGGGGACGTGATCCGGTTCGTCAGGTTGTATGACGGACTGGACTTCGAACCGGCTGTCAGAAGGATCGCAGGAATGTTCGGAATTGCTTTATCAGATCCTGACAAGCCCCTGACAGAGGAAGAAAAGGACCGCCTGCAGCTGAGACGGCTGGAACGGGAAGCAGAAGCAGCTGAAGAAGCCAGGAAGAAGGAACGGCTGAAAGAACTTGCAGCTGAGATCCAACAGACTGAGCAATGGCTGGAAGTCTCACACCCGCTTGACTTTCTCTGGTGCTACCTGAAAGAGAAATTGGAAAAGCTAAATTATGAATGGGAGGCAAGGTTCAATGACAGCTGAAAGAATACGGCTTTACGGGAAGGTGTACGAGATCATCACGAGTACTGTCCACGACTATGTATCACATTATCCGGGGCTTTACACCGATATTGTAAGAGCCACGCTGAGATACGAGTTTGCTAAGGCCGTAGCGGAGAACCCGGACTTCCCGGAAAGGTTCTTCAATGCCATGGCCCATGTGATCATCCGATGGATGGATGACGGTTTCAGGGGCATCACGAAGGACACGCTCATCAGCACGTATAACGAAGTCTGGAAATTCCAGAAGAGTTACCTGCTGAGAGACAGCCTGACAGGAGAGGAGATCATCAAGGCCTTAGAGACCATCGATCAGAGTCTCGATGTGAAGCTGGATGCCCATCTGAGAGAGCTGTACATCGCAGTCCTTGAAGAGATCGAACAGATATACCTGGTCTCTACACAGGACGAGGATGCAGGGGATCAGGGGGCGTAACGTAAAACTATAAAACAATAATACAAAAAAGCAATAACACAAAAACCACAAGAGAAAAGGAGAAACATACCATGAAGAAAATGCAGATCAAATTGACATTCGTTGAACCCGTACTTGGAACCGGCAATTCAAACCCGGAGATCCACAGCGAGTTTATCGCTTCGAAGGCTCCCGACGCGAAAAGCCGCGAGGAAGAGGTCGCCGCTCTGGGCGCGGATGCAGTCGAAGAGAAGACAACAACTATTTTCGCCAGGGACGCGCAGGGCAGGCCGGTGCTCTGGAATTACCAGATCAAGGGCTTCTTCAAGGAGGCCTGCGGCATGCTGCAGAGGATGAAGGGCGAGAAGTGCTCAGAGCATTCTTCGAAGTTGAAAGCCTACAAGAAGGTCATCGACGGCACGATCGAACCGTTCGGAGATTCCGAAGGCTTCACCAGGCAGATCCCGCTGATCATGCCGGAAGGCTCCGAGATCACGATCCTGCAACGCCCGCTCAGGGGCCAGACGGCACAGGGCGAAAGAATTGCTCTGGCAGCATCCGAAATGGTTCCTGAAGGCACAACAGCGACGTTCTGGTGCTTCGTACCGGACACGTATTACAAGGTCGTGATCGAGTGGCTGAAGTATGGACGCCTGCACGGGATGAACCAGTGGCGGAATGCCGGTTATGGACGTTTCCGCTACGAAGTTGTCAGCGAAGAGGACATCTGACAGGCAGCGGCGAACTGATGGGGTGCTCTGGACGGCAGCGGCATAGCGAAAAAAGCTATGTATGGCAACGGCGAAGCTACGACAGGCTATGCATTGGCATCGCGCAGAAGAACGCAGCATTGGCGGTGAGTGGTTATGTATCACAACGGCATAGCAGGGGATGACATTGCACAGTAATGGCGTAGCTGGGAAACGTCAGGTTTGCATAGCAAATGGCATGGCGGTAAATTACGCAGAATAGCAAGGGCTTAGTGATGTGACGAAATGCCACGGCGTAGCATCGATAGTAGCAGCACAGCAAGGGCATTGCACAGCGACGAGCCGCTTCGGCTTAGCATGGAACTGCTTCGGTCGGCAGTGTGTTGATAAGTGATGGCATGGGCAAGCTCTGATCGTTCGGCTTCGGCGATGCAATGATATGCTTTGACTGGGAGGGGCAAGCAAGGATCGCTCAGCTTCGGCAAAACGTTAAATGGCACAGTAACGCGGAGGCATTGTCTAGCAGCGCGTGAGGTTGCTAGGGCAAAGTTATGAAAGGTGATGTAGCGGCGAAGTTTGGTTAGCGATGTGATGGACGCAAAGGCATGGGAAAGCATGTAACTGTGAGACCGAGCGCCGGCAAGGCGACGACTGGAAATCCATTGCAAAAGGCTATGCTCCGAAGTCCATAGCAAGGGCAAAGCGATGTATTTCTCGGCAAAGGCATTGTATACCTGCGAAATGGAACACTGGGAAGCGCGAAGGCTATGGACGGCATACAGATGAATGGCTCAGCTGTGGATCTGCGATGGCACGGCTCAGTAACGTCCGCTGTTCCAGGCATCGCGTCGGAACCGCTGAGGATGGCAGCAACAGCATTGCTACGGCACAGTTTTGTAGCGGAGTGCATTGGCAGAGTTAAGTTCCGGAGAGAAATGCATCGTCACGGCAAGACGAGACAAAGATCTGCGAAGGCATGGCGAGGTGAGGTAATGCGAAGCAAAGGCAACGCAGGGCATAGAGTTGTGTTGAGATGCAATGGCAAGGCGTAGCGAATGAAGGCGCTGGCGGAGAAGACCATGGAGATGACGAGCATAGGCGAGGTGTAGCCCAGTGCAACAAAGGCGATGAGTTGCGCTGCTTAGCAGCGGCGAGGAAGGGTGAAATCATGCAATGACGGCAGCGGTGCTGCTTTGCGTTGAACCGCAAAGGCAACGGCTGGCATGGCTTTCAACAGCGAGGGGGATGCAGCGTGTAGGCCTTGTTTTGCAAAGACTTACTCAGCTTCGGCATAGGAGCCCATCGAGATGAATAGCTTCGGCATGGACACGCATCGATAAGAAATGGCGTGGAATAGCACAAAATTGCTTCGGCATAGCGAGGATTGCTTCGGATAGCCCAGGAGAAGCGAAGAGTCGAAGAGTGAGGGCAACGCAGCGGAGAACTAGCCATTGCAATGGGCAAGCAGAGGCGCCGCGGAGTTACGCTGCGAGACGGAAAAGCGAAGATCTGGTAGAGCGGGGTACAGTTATGCGCAGAGAGGGCAATGCAGAGTGAAACAGCACACTGCCACGTAACGGTAAAGTACCGCGCTGCCACGTAACGGTAAAGTACCGCGCACCAAGGTTTGCGGAGCATCGGCAGAGTTGTGCCAGGCAAAGCAGCTCGGTGGCTGAGTAATCCATAGCAGGGCATGGGCTACTGACGAAACAAAGGAGGACTGATACACATGGGATATGCTCTATACACGAAAGACCCCGTCCCATCACAGAGGCGGGTGATTGCAACCTACGACACAGCGGTAGAGGCCGCCGATGATCTTGGAGTCACGCCGCAGCGGATCATCCGGGATGCGGCATACACGAAGCGGTACTGGCAGGGTGATGTATCGAAGCGTCCGATTGTTATCCTGACAACCGGAGACAACCGCAAGGGGAACGGCAACAGCCAGCAGTTGCAGGCATTTGAGCTGCTGGACAATGGCGCAACGCTGACGGAGCTGCAGGACAGCCTGGGCGTGTGCACGACTACGGCACGCAGATACATGAGCCTTTACAGCATCGCTCGCGCGGAAGGCGATCTGGTGCCGGAACCGCCGATGGATCACTGTCCGAAGGGCTATTCGGCTGACTGGCTGGAGCAGTTCGGAGCGGAATGGACAGCAGCCACACGGAAATTGCTTGCAACGAAAAGGAGGAAACATGCAGGAAGGTAAAGAAACCAATCAGACAGCAAAGCACGATGAAGGCAAGGCACAGCTGAGTCTTGTGCCACCGAAAATTATTTATGCGATCGCGGCTATACGCAGATTCGGATCTGAGAAATACGGAGACCCCGAAAACTGGAGGCAGGTCGAACCGCAGCGATACCGGGACGCGATGTACCGTCACATGCTGGCATACATCGAAGATCCGCACGGAGTCGATGAAGAAAGCGGCCTGCCGCACCTGTGGCATCTGGCCTGCAACGTCGCGTTTTTGTGTGAGCTGGATGACGCGGAGGAGATCACGCCGCTCGACAAGGCCAAACAGATCGTGGAGTCAACCGCTGATACGGACGAGATCCAGGAGATCGCGGACTACCTGAACGCGTTCCTGATGGTTGTCAGGAAGGTGCAGGGATGAGCAGGAAGCGGCCTGACGAACGCAGGCTGAAGCACAGGAAGAAGATGGGCCATCTGTTCGCGTTAAACCAGACGGTCAAGACGAAACCGTCCGAGGCGGCGAAGTGGCAGATGACGCACAGGGCGTATGGAGGGGCGAAGCATGTTTACGGAGAATGACGAACGCTGCTGCGGCACATGCCGCCACCACACCAGGGAAGACATCAGCGGAGACTATGTCTGCGGGTGTGACGGCAGCGAGTACTTTTCGGACTGGACGGACTACAACGATATTTGCGATGAGTGGGAGGAGAGGGGAAGCTGATGCTGAAAGAAATTGACTTACTGACAGCCGTAAGCCTGGTAGCGCAGGGCGAACGGGTAAAGTGTCTTGTCCCGAACTGCACCGGAGACTGGACGGACATGCATCCCGGATACCTGAACGACTACTTTGACGGCATGATCTTTCTTGCGGAAGAGGCGCAGGTGCCTGAACCAGCAACTTCGCCGGACAAAGATCCTGAACCGGAACCTGAGCCAACAAAGCGCAAGCCGAATCCGGGCAGCACGAAAGTTCTGGATGAAGGCAAGATCAAAGCCCTGCGCGTGGCGGGCTGGAGCATCGCAAAGATCGCGGATGAGATGGGCGTGAGCGTACCGACGATCGCAAATCGCCTGAAGAAGATCATGGAGGTGGCAAATGGTACGGACAATTATGATCAGCCTGATGATCCTGTTGTGGGATCTGACAGCGCTGCTGATCTACTTGGGGATGATTGAGAGGGACTATGAAGACCATGACGATTGAGGACTATGCCGTCAAGTGGGATGAGCCGCACTACGTCGATACAGGCAAATACGTGACGACGATCCGTGGCAACAAAAAGCCATTCACAAGGCTTGTCAGTTATGTCGCAACAGTCGGGGCGGGCATTATCTCCAGGGAGCAGTGGAGGGCGGCAGTGTCCGCCTTTCCGGTCGATCCGGAGGTGCTTACAAAGGTCAGGCAGATCGTGAAAGACCGGGCCGCCTGGCTGCGCACTGAGCAGGAACGCGAGGACTATGTCTGGGAAGTGATCGCGGGACGGCACTACCTGGCGTGGCCGGAATTTGGAGGACATGGTTATGAGTGCGATGGATTATGAATTACTGCCTTGCCCGTTTTGCGGGAGGACGGACACCCTGCACTTTGACCGCTACCAGTGCGATGGCGAATGGTGGGGGTATGTCGAATGTACAGAGTGTGTCGCAACCGGACCGGTCGGTAAGCTGAAGGGTGAAGCGATAGACGCATGGAACAGGAGGATAAACCCATGAGCACAGTCATGGAAGCCGTGGAGCTTCTGAACAAACAGCATGTACATCCGGTCGGACATCATGTCACGATCGTTGACCAGCGCTTCCTGCCGGAGAAGAACGCATGCGATGAAACGCCGCACCGGCTGATGAGACAGACTTTTGACTGGCGGTATCCATTCGTAAAGCCGGACAAGGAAGAATACACCGTAAGACTGTCAGCGGACGATATCCGCTACATCGGAAACGCAATCGAGGTATACGACAAAATTCTGTTTGAACTGTATGTAGGGCCTGCGTTCAAAAGAATGGTCGCCAAGATGGGAGGGACAGATGAAGAAACAGAGGGAGCTCAGGCGGACGCCGGGACTGACGGTCGAAAAGGCTGACATAAACGGCGGTTATGGCAGGGTTGAGATCGGATCCTGGATGGGATCGGTCGTCTGGGGCGCGGATGAACAGGGATGGGAGCACGTCAGCGTGTCTCCATTTGATCGCAGCGTGACCCCGTCATGGGACGACATGTGCCAGCTGAAAGACATGTTTTTCGAGGATGAGGAGATGGCACTGCAGTTCCATCCCAAAAAGAGCGAGTACGTGAACCTGATGGAGAACTGCCTGCATATCTGGAGGCCGAAGGATGAGGCGCTGCTTGCGGCACTGGAAAGGGGGAGGGCATGAGAGAGGCTGAATATGGCACTGGAAAGGTGGAGGGCATGAAGCCGCCGCTCAAAGTAGGGATCAAACTCCGGCACGGCGACAGAACTGTATTCTATGCCGACAAGGTGGAACTGCTGAATGTTGGCTCTGGAGTGCTTTCGATGATCTGCGGGAGCGTGAACACCTGCTACCCGCTTGACTTGATTGAATTTTATTGGATCGAGGATGTGAGGGAGGACACATGAACGAAGACAAGCCCAGAAAACTGGTCTACGTTGAAAAGCACACAGAGCCTAGCCAGATCTGGGACTGTGACGAAACATGGTATGAATGCCCGGAATGCGGAAGGCGGTACACATGGGAGAGCCGGACATACGGATCGAACGGCAGGTCTGACCGCTTCTGCAGGGGCTGCGGCAACTGGATGTCGTGGGCAAAACTGGATCTGGAAAATTACAAAGAGACCGACAAGGGATTCGACAAGAAAATGCCGCTCTGGAAGTTTCTGGAAGATCCGATATACGGGCATACATGGGAGCACGATGTGTCCATGACCTACAGTCAGAGCGAAAAGAAGATCCTTGATGGCTGCGTATCCCTGATGCATGGGCTTGTCGAGGAATTCGCAGAATATCTGGACTTCATGGACGTAAAGCCGAGCAACGAAGAAGAGCGGTTCGAATATCACATGTCCTATTTCAGCATCGTGCAACGGCTGTTCCTGTATCACACAAACCACAGCGGCGGAACGTCTACCAGAATGAAAATGGCAAATTTGGGCGTTGATGGGGATGTGATATTCAGGATCGATGATGGATACGAAGAGGACTAGCGCCTACACGATCCCATGCAACACCGACGATGGTATCGATCATGGCTTTGGGCGGCTGGAAGACTGCCTTGAGGCCGTGATCGAGCGGTACGAGGACGGATATGTGCTGTGCCCGATCCTTTGGAGCGGTGGCGGGTGTGAAGAGTGCTATGAGGCGTTTGAACGGAGGGAAGACAGAGATGAAAATTGACGAAAGCTGTATCGATCACAATGCCGTCCGACTGATCACGGAACTGACGGAAGGACTGTATGATGGCGGCGACGATCCGCGGTGGGCATACATGACGCTTGCGAACATCAGAGGTGTAGTCGAAATGGCAGAAGTGCTAAAGGAGGTGCTGAAGGCATGAGCTATGACGTGATCGAACAAAGGAGCAAGGTCGCACGAAAACAGCACGACTGCGACTACTGCCATAACCCCATCGTGAAGGGTGAAGAGTACGACTATCAAAAAAACATCTTTGATGGAACAGTTTATGAATGGCATACGCATCTTGCCTGTTCCCGTGTGGCTGCTGCAATCTGGGACTACTGCGATCCGGATGAAGGTATGTCTGATCAGGAATTTCAGGATGGCTGTCAGGAGGTCTGCCAGCGGTTTATATGCCCGAATTGCCCAAACTGGAACGAAGAATTTGCTGACTGTGAAATGGATAAAACATACTGCGTTGATAGGATGGACAGCTTCTTTTCGATACATGAGTTGTACAAGGCCGGAAGAGAAGCATATTACGAGATTTGGAAGTGTAGGGAGAAGGTGAAGGCATGAGGGGTGCACAGGCGATATTCACATCCGGATCGGATGAGTGGGAAACGCCGCAGCTGATATACGATCTCCTGAATGAGGAATTTCACTTCACCCTAGATCCGTGCGCTACAGACGACAACCACAAATGTGAAAAATATTACACAATGAATGATGATGGTCTCTCAAGAAATTGGGGGGGGGCAGACCGTGTTCTGCAATCCGCCGTACTCGGAAATTTCCGACTGGGTCGAAAAGGCTTACCGGGAAAGCCGGACGGATCGTACAGTTGTCGTGCTTCTCATTCCGGCGCGGACGGACACGAGGTATTTCCACAACTTCATTTACCAGCGGGCGGAGATCCGTTTTATCCGTGGGCGGCTGAAGTACAGTAACAGCAAGTATAACTCACCGTTCCCGTCAATGGTGGTTATTTTCAGGGGCGCGTACGCCTGACTGATAACGAAGGAGGACGAAAGATATGAGTGACTTGGAACGACGCATCAACTCTTGCATTGACCACATCAACACTGCCGGTGACGTGGATCCGTGGGCGCAGGAGCTGGCGGAACAGGCCCTGCGATACATGCTGTTTATGAGCAGGCAGCATAACTGTAATAATTGCGGCGTGAAAGACTGCAGCATCCGGCCTGAGTGGGGTAAAGCCGTGAGGGTGAACTGCTATGAGTGGGAGGAGGAAATATGATCAGCGAAACGCGGACTAAAAAGATGGAGGAGATTGCCCGTCAGGTTGAATTTATTGAGAAGCTCTTCGAAACGCTGGGAGCGGAAATGAAAGAAGGCTTCGAGAGCCAGAACAAAGACCCATGGTACGACTACGACGCAATCAGGAACCATACACAGCACGCTAATGACGTGCGGTATATCAGGCGGCAGCTGCTAAGGCTGCAGAAGATGTTGGAGGAATGAAGTGAAGTGCCGAGAATGCGTGTATATGGAAGACTTCGCCGATGGTCTATGTAGATGCACAAACCATGACAGTAAAAATTACTTTATGCTAACAGGGGTCTGCTCAGAAGACGAATGCGATGACGGGGAGTACCTGGTAGAGCCGGAGGGACAAGATGACAATACAGGGAGCAATGAAACAGCTTGAAGAAATGCGGGATCATCCGATGATGTCGGTTGTTTTCAAACCGCTTTTTGATAAGGTGATCGAAACTATAGCCGACGAATTCACGCCCACAAAGGATGACATTTACTGGGGATACACTGCCACCATAGATCGCCCACTAGCGGACAAGGAAATTGTGTTCCGCCTGAGAGCTATCCAGAAACAGATAGGTGGTAGTTATGCCATTGATCGAGCGATTGAAGTTATCGAGGAAGTGCAGGAATTGTTTGAGCGACACGGTCATGTCGCTGGTGGCAACAAAAAGGATGTTACCGACACAAATGTCGGGAACAAGGGCGGCCCGATTGAGAAACAGGCGGCGATTGAGGCGGTGAGGCACGCATGGGCAAAAGGACTTGAACCGACGCAATTTCTTGAAGACTTGCCGCCCGCACAGCCAGAAATCGTGCGGTGCAAGGACTGTGAGAACTGGGATACGTCATGGCAAAATGACTATGCACCCAATTACCATTATTGCCCTTTGGTAGATGGGATACGCAGAGATGACTTCTATTGCGCTGACGCAGAGAGGAGAGGTAAACAGGATGGATGATACTATCAGCAGGCAGGATGCGTTGGATATCGTCGATGAACTGAACAGCCCGGACTGGTACATGGAATGGGGAGCAGAGGCGCGAAGACGACTGGTTGACCTGCCGCCCGCGCAGCCGAAAATCACTTTAGCGTCCGCCATCGAGTATCTACACAGCATAGGATGGATGCAAGGACACGATCAGATCATGATAGAAACGCTGCCACGCTGGAACCGCCTGATGATGTACCTGGCTGACCTGCAGCTGACGTACTCCCCCGGATGGGGTGCAAATGGACAGGGCGACCAGAAACTGTATGACTTTGTGACGGGGCTGATTGAAGAACTGGAGGGATGGGAGGACTGCCAGAATGAGCAAAATTGAGATAATTGAAAGACTGGAAAACATCGCGAATCATGCGGTGCACAGAGTAGGCCAGATGCCATTTATTATGAGTCTTGACGATGGGATAGCAATCCATGAAGCTATAGAAATGATAAAACAGGCGTTCGAATGGCATGAGACGTTTGAAGATGACCCAGACAGCTTCCCGAATGATGACCGGCAGGTGCTTGTGAGTTTTTCGAACTTCTCGCTTCCGATGATCGGCAGATGGGAAGTCGATGATGATGGCGGCGGAAACTGGTATCAAGGCGATATGGACGATACATTCCTACAGGACGGACTGGTCGTGGACGGATGGTGGGACTTGCCGAAAAAGCCGGAGGTGGAATGATGGTCACTGAAAAAGGCGACAACGTTGAGATCAAACTGGAAATGCAGGAGCTTGAAAAGTCGATAGCGTTGCTGCAGGACTTCAAGCAGTATTGCGACGAAGAGCGCACCGAGGAAGGCGTGAAGGAAACCAGCGCGGCACTGCAGGTCGCAATCGAGGCCATGCAGGCGCTCTGGATCCTGATCGAACGCGGCGACTTCGAGGGCAAGCCGGAAGGAGGCGAAGCGATGCCATGATCACGCTGAGAGAGCTATTCCAGGTCACATGGAGCATCACAAAGATCAACATTCGCGCCTATACACCGTACGGGGTCAGGACGAAGGATGGAATGTCGTTTATCCATGAGTGGATCTACGGCGACAATATCAACGAAAGCGTACACCAGCGCCATGACCGCGAGGATGGTAAGCTGTCCATCATTGAAGGCCGAATCAACCATCATGGGGAGTCAACTAGGGGCGGAGCGGAGATCGCATGGGGAGTCAAGGAAAAGATCTTCCCGAAGGGGCTGATCGACGCGCCAATCACGCATCTGATCATGAATTCGAGGTATGGCGCACACAGCGGCTGTGAGATCTACGTCAATATCGAGCTGCCGGAGCTGGAAGCCATATCGATGATACCGGAAGAGAGTTACAGCTATCTCGATAAAAAGAAATGATGAGGTATGCCGCCATGCTGACAACAGAGAAAAATAAGCGGATCTGCGCGAAGTACAGCACTCCTGACAAGGATGGCCTTGTGCACTGCCGGGACTGCCCGCTGGTGATCAGCCGCCAGGACAGGACGTGCCGGGCGTTTATGCACTGGGATCGTCACCAGATGGAGTGGGTGATGGATGATCCAACAGAAAGTTAATGTGAAATATTTAACATATAAACAGAAATTGATCATCCCAAACGCGGAGGATATGATGATATGGGGAGAGCAGAAAGACGACGGCAGGAAAGAGCCGAACGCATTGAATGGAATAAGACCAAGGTCACGATGGGCAGAAGTGATCTGATCAGACTGAAGGAAGCCATTAAGGAGGACGTCAGTGCGAACGCAACGGAGCACCTGATGGTTTGCTTCGCTGCGGCCATGCACAATGAACTGGGCTTCGGCGGAAAGCGGATCCTGCGGGTGCTGAACGAGCTCGACAGGCTCAGCGGACTCATTCAGAAGGATGCCAACGTGATATTTGAGATCCGACAACAGCTGAGAGATGAGACAGGCGTTGAGATCAAGTCATAAGGGCGACACATTGACAAGACTAGACAAGCGGAAAATACACAGAGAACGGAGGCAAAAATGAGATATGCGAGGGCGTTACTGATCGATCCGGACACTGACGGAGGAGTGCCGGTTGATGCTGCCATTGACGGAGACGGCGACAAAATCAAAATTGCCTGCGGCGGGAGACGCGGCTTTATCATTCAAATGAAAAACGCGGATCTGCTGGCGGAGATGACGGGGATCGAATTTGCGGGAGCAGTTTCCGGGGAAGTGGTGCAGGCCGAATCCAAAAATGAGTTTTTGAAAAGTGCACGACAGGCCGAATCCAGAAATGAGTCTTCCAAAAGCTCCCGTCATCCCGATTCCCAAAATGAGAATTCCAAAAGTTCACAGCAGAAGTCTGAAAGGGAAAACGGGGAGGACGGGTGATGGCGAGTAAGTCGAGAAGTAATAACAGTCGCGGTAATAGTGATGTTACAAATAGTAATAATCACACAGGTGATAATATAACGAAAAGTTATAGCAGTATAACTGCAGGTGATATTCGCACCGATAGCAATAGCAACACCAGCAACACAAATAGCACCGACAACACCAATAACACCAGGCAGGGCTACGGCCCTGCATTTCCAACAGGAGAGATCAATGACCTTGGCCTGACCTTCGAAGACATCGACAGCGGCGAGTGGATCGGCAAGCTCTACAAAGACCCCAGACAGCTGACGTACACGGAGAAGCTGTTCTGCTTCCACAGCCTGGATGCAAAAGGCAATCCGACAGGAGTGGTTGACGTGCGTGTATACAATTATCTCACGCATACGCAGCACATCTTTGTCTGCGGCGGCATCCCGTACGTCTATACGACCGGCTACTACGAGATGGATCAGCGCGGCACGATCATCAAGAGCATGATCAGAGCATGCCTGCTGGAGTCCTTTATCAAGTCATCACGCGTCGAGCAGATCTTCAAGCTGTTCCTTCAGGCCAGAGAGCTGGAGAAGCAGCCGGGCGACCTGAACAATCATCGTGAATTTATTATCAATTTCAGAAACGGGATGCTGGATGCGCGGACTCTGAAACTGCGCCCACATGACCCGAAATACCTGTCAACCATCCAGGTTCCCAGAGAGTATGAGCCCGGCAAAGACTACGGACCCGGAACCAAAATTGGGAATTTCCTGCGGTCAGCGATCCCCGACAAGGACGATCAGGAAATGCTGCTGGAGTACATCGGCCTTTGCTGTACGATCGACACAAGGCAACAGAAAATGATGATCATCTGCGGCGAAGGTGGAACCGGAAAGAGTACCATCATCAAACTGGTTGAAGAGATCGTCGGCGAACAAAACATCTCCAATGTGCCCATGAGCAAGCTGTCGGAGAACTTTCAGGCGATCACCCTGATGGGGAAATTGCTGAACTCCTGCGCGGATCTGGAAATTGACGCCCTGGACGATTCCAGTATGGTCAAGAAACTGGTCGGCGAAGACTCGATCAGAGACTCATTCAAAGGGAAAGACGTGATCTTCTTCCGGAACCGTGCGAAAATGCTTTTTTCCACAAACGAGCTGCCCATTGTCAAAAATGAGAAAACTGAAGGCCTGTTCAGACGGCTGTTGATCCTTTGTATGAACACGAAACCGGAACACAAGGACCCGGACCTGATGGTTCATCTGGAAGACGATATGCCCTTTTTGTTGGACAAGGCCATGAAGGCGCTGAACAGGATGTACAAGCGGGGGTACATCTTCGAGTCGCCAAACTCCGCTGACAAGATCCAGGAGCTGCGGAACGACTCTGACAGTATCGAGGCGTTCCTGTTTGAGAAATGTGTCCGCGGCAGTGTGAATGACAGGATCGAACGTGCCGAGATCTATGAGGAATACACGAAATACTGCAAGGATAATGACCGGACTCCGTATTTGAGAAACAACTTCTATAGGGCATTGAGAAATAAAGGATACGGGGATGCCAGAACGAGCCAGAAGCGGTATTTCACCATGATCCGCTGGGCAGATACCGATGCAGACGGCTTTATGGATGCATCAAAGATCGATGATACGGACATCCCATTCAATGAGTGACTAGGTGTCAAGACATATGACTTGACAGATATGGTCTGCCGTTTTGAAATTGAGAATTCTGAAAGTTGGTCGATTTGAAATTGAGTTTTTTGAAACTTCCATCAGGCAAGTTTGAAATTGAAATTTCCGAAACCTTCAAACAGCGGTTTTGGAATTGAGTTTTTTGAAACATAACTCAAGTTATCTCAAGTAAAACTCAAGTTTTCTCAAGATAAAACTGAGTTATCGAAATAAAAATTGAGTTTTTGAAAAGCATGCAGCCGGAGCGGGAATTCTCGTCCGGCTTTTTGGGTGGGGTAAATTCAAATTGAGTTTTTGCGGAGATGAAGCAAAATTTGAGTTTTTCAAAAGCAAATTTGAGTTTTCCGAAAGTCGAATCCAAAATTGAGTTTTTGAAAAGTCGATTCCAAAATTGAGTTTTTCAAAAGCACGACATCACGATTCCAAAATTGAGTTTTTTGAAAGTGCAACAGGTCGATTCTCAAATTGAGTTTTTCAAAAGTGCATCTGGAAAAATGAAATTGAATTGACTTGGAATTGACTTGGAATTGACTTGGAATTGACTTGGAATTGACTTTGCGACCACTTTGCGACCACTTTGCGACCACTGAAATTGGGAATTTGTTGGAGCTGGGTTGGAATAGAACTGGGAGCTTTCTGGTGAAAGTCTGGTGAAACTTTGGGAAACCGAAAACTCCCCGAAACCGCGCGCGCGAAACCTTCAGAGAGTAAAATGCTGGAACGCCGACAGAAGCCCCTCACGGGGCCGCAGGGCGGTTCAGACTGACCGAGCAGAAATTCTCCCGGGGAGACCGGCATAATTCGTCTGTAGCAGCCTTCCGGAGGGTGATGCAGCCGGGAAACCGAGAACGCCCACGCGAAAACCCTTCGCAACCTTCCGGCGCTGACTGACCATTCACGCGGTGGCTGCTGACAGTTCCGCTCTTTCAGAAGGGTGGCAACCTGACGGCGACGACTTCGCGCGCGCGCGGAATCTCCCCGGCACAAATGTCGGGAACATGGCTATCAGACAGACGGCCCCACGCGCGCGCGGAATCTCCCTGGAGTGCACCGGTTGCCTTGACTCCTGGCGCATTTCTGCTGGTTGCCCTGGCTGACTACCTGACAGGTGGTAAAACCGGCAAAACGGGCACACCTGGCGTCTGGAAGGGCTGCCGAAAACGGGCGGGTTTTTGGCCCCTGTGACGCTGCCAGCTGACACCGGCGGCATGACTGGCACACTCGGCACACCCGGCGACGGCCTGCAGGGATGACATGCGCCAGGAACCAGCGCGACGCCCTGACAGATCCGACATACAACCGGCAGCGGATCCGACGCCCTGCAGAGCTGACGCACAACCGAACCCGCGCCCGCTGGACTGACAGAGCAGCGGCCAGCCGCCGCCCCCTACAGATCCGGACCCGGCACACGGGCGGAATCCACCTGACGCGCCCGGCCGGCATGGACCGAGACGGAGACCGAGACGGAGACCGGCCGCCGCCCCTGCAGATCTGACGCGGAGACCGAGACCGGATCCGGGAAACCTACTTATATTATAGAAGCAATTCGCCGGTCCGATCTGGCCACCAGGATGACGGCCGGACCGATCACGGGCGGGAATCTACTATATATATAAGTAGTTTTTCACGCGTTGCCAGCGTCGCGCGCTATCTTTTCTTCTATCGCTTCTATAATATACGCTGACAGACTGACGCCGGCCGCGTCGGCGGCTGCTTTGACTTTTGTTTTGTAGTCCTTTGGCGTCAAAATATTGATTCTGTCATAGTTTGCCGCCTGGTATCGGTTGCTGGCAACCGTCCGCGGGTTTTTTCCGTCTTCTCTTTTCGGGCGTGGCATAGTATCACCTTCCTTTCCTATCTATAGATATCCCAGACAAGCATAACACAAAAAGCATAGTTGTACAACTATACAAATAGCACAATAAAAGCATAATTGTACACTGTTATTTTATTTATTATTCCATCTTGAAATATCAGTGTACACTGATATAATAGAGACAACAAGAGAACACAACAACCGGAAAGCTACAGCCCGACGGCGACGAGAAACACCGTCGGACCGGATACCGGAAGAACAAAAAAACAAAAGGCCAGACCCGGAAAGCCTGGAAAACTAACCCGGATCTGACCGCCACAATAAAAGGCCCTTCCATTATAAGGGCCAGGAAGGGAAAAAGCAATGGCAAACTACTATACACAAGACACAATCAAAAAATTCTCGGAAGCTCTGCAGGCAGCGCGGGCGGACATCAGATCCGGAAAGCCCGTCAAACTGTCAATCAGTAGCGGCAATGTAAAAATGGGTGCGGTTCCGTCGGTTTCCCTGCTTCCGTTTATCACATGCCCGGGACGCTGTACCGGCAGCTGCTCGCGCGAGTGCTACGCCGCGAAAATTGCAAACTTGCGGAAAAGTGTGTTAGAGGCATACGCAAGAAACACAGCGCTTGTGATGGACCGGCCCGAAATCTTTTGGGCGGGCGTGAATGCGGCGATGGCCGGCACAAGGTTTTTCCGTTTTCACGTTTCCGGCGACATCGTAAACGGTGAATATTTTGAAAATCTTGTAAATGCCTGCCGGAATAATCCGCACTGTGAAACGCTGGTTTTCACAAAGCGGTATGAAATTGTAAACGCCTGGATGAAAAAAAATGGGGCTTGCCGGAAAATCTGCACTTGCTGCTTTCAGGGTGGGAAAATCTCAAACCGATCAACCCGCACAAGCTGCCGGAAACGAATGTTTTCGGAAAAGAGGGCCCGCGCGATGACTGGAAAGTTTGCGGCGGAAATTGTTTCGAATGCGGCTGCCGGGGCGTTGGCTGCTGGCAAGCGAAAAACGGCGAGACAATCGCTTTCAAAAAGCATTGATACTTACATATATAGCACAAAAACCCGCGGCCGTGTGCCGCGGATCCATCAGGAAGAAAGGACAAAACAATGAAAAGAATGAATGAAATCATGTCGGAGCTGGCAAGATATAACCGCATGGCGGAGGAAATCGGCGAAATCATCGACGGCCTGAAAGACGAAATCAAAGCATATATGACAGAAAACGACATTGACACGCTGACGGGAGACGAACACAAAGCAACATGGAAATCCGTCACAAGTTGCCGCGTCGACACAACCGCGCTGAAAAAAGAGCTGCCGGAAATCGCTGCAAGATACAGCAAAACCGCAACAACAAAGCGTTTTACTTTTGCGTAATACGGGGAGGGAGGGCAAAACATGTTATATCATTTTGAGTATACCAGCGGCGGAAATCCCTATATAGCGTTTACCGCGAAGGAACGCGACCGAGTAAAACGCCGCCACAACCGGCGCGGCGAAAAAGTGCTGCAGGTAGTGAAGACAGAAAATGCGGTATATTATCGGGTGCATGATAAAGAGGTGGCTTTGGCATGGTAGAAAAAAGAAATCATTTTTACATGAAATTGCGGCGGTTTTTTCCCGCCCGCCTGGCGTATAAGATCACGGTCCGCGTCATAAAGTAGTTGCGCGGGAACCGGGGAACGGGTATCATAAATTTATTGAGGTTGCGAAAAGCAGAACGGAGGGGAAAAAGCATGAAAAAATGGTTTTTAGTCGATACGGTTGGCGACATATATGAAACAGTAATGCAGGCCACGACGAAAGAAGAGGCACGCGCGGAGCTGCTGCGCGAGTGGAATCGCCTTACAGCACACGAAAGAAAGCGCCGCGACAGTTTCGAAGCGGTACACGCGGAACCTAGCGAAATCGACGACCGGTGCCCGGACTATGACACTGCCGATGATGTAATTGAAATTGGAAGCCAGGACGCGCCCGAAACGGGTGATAACACGGCTGAAAGGCTAATTTGGTACGCGGTACAGGAAGAACCAACAGATGACTGGGATTACGGCAGCCATGATTTGCAGCAGGCCGTTAAAATGCTTGAAGAACAGGGACACGGCCTAATTGCCGTGATTGATGACGACGACAACTTTTGCTTGCGTATGATCACATATGACGACGCCATGAACGGCAATTTCGAATAACAAAGGGGGACATAATCATGACAAAAATCGAAGCGGTCACGCACGAAAAAGACGGCAGATGGACCTGGCTTGTTGACGGTGTAGCACACGCCACAAACAAGGCCGGGAACGGAATATTTGTTGAAGATGAATACGGCTTCTATAACATTCAGAAAGTTGGAACTTGTGATTTTATCGCATGCAAGACGGTTTCCGGCATGCGGCGCAAGCTGAAAAGCTGGTATAATGACGGCGAAATAGAATGATAGTAAAGGGCCTTTTACAGGTCCTTTTTTATTGCGGGCGCACGGCTGCAGTCAGTCAAAGCGCCCGTTTTTTTGTGGGCGCGGTTGTATGGCGGGAAATATGGCCGTTTTTTGTTGCTCTGTCATCCTGTGACGGGTCCGGGCGCGGCGGATCCGGGTGGCGTACAGTTGTCAAAGCTGCAGCCAGGCAACGCGGATCCGGGCGGCGTACAACGTCCAGGGGCGCCGATCTGGACGGCGGAAACGGAAGCGGAGTCTATACAGGGGCGCGGATCCGGTCGGCGGATCTGGCAACCCGGCAGCGTTCCGGCTGACCTTGCGCCCGATCTGACAGGGATGGAAGCGGGGCGGCACTGGCTCCCCGGGGC